GCCTTTCATACCTCTCTAACGTGGTCTTCCTTGCGGAAGAGAACGTACCAAGAGGTAATCTTGGACTCAATCCGAGAACCTCGGGTAGTGTCGATAGACCGTCTAGACCTATTGAGAGAGCAATCTCCCAGTTGGAATAAACTGTCTGCAACATTACAGACTTAACCTTCTCGTCGAAGGTTGCTGAAATGTCTTCTAACTCATCAGAGTTGAAGGTTTCAGAAGAAGTATGAACCGTAAGGTTCAACTTCTTTCTTAGGCCCATTAAGGAACCTAAGACAGTTTCAACGGGTTGGTAGAAGTCCACAGTCCTTTGAACCATAGAACTCAGGTTATCACCTGGGAGACTAAAGTTCAAACCGAATGGGTCGCACAAATGTGCTACCTTATCGAAGACTGCCTTCTGCCGACTTGTGAGTAGGCATCGGCTCTCTCTGCCCAACAGTCTACAGATATCAAGGAAATTCTCGTCCGAGATTTTCCTCCACTTCAATTGAGGGATCACCCTCGTAGAAGTGACAATCTTACCGGCAAATTCCGCAATAGAATTTGACGAGATTGTTTTATCTAATGACCAAGGACAGGACATTCGATCCAACATGGAGATGTAAGCATCTCTCAATTTATCATTGAGGATGACTACATCATCACCTACTACAAAGAATTGGTTGTCGTGATGACCACCGTTCAAATGAAGTAGGAGAAGTCCATGTGTAAGGGTGAAAGAACCAAAACTTGGGTATAAACCTAAGGGCTGTCCTTTCGACCACCTAAGGTCTCCCAGAGCGGAAGACCACTTACCCCTACTTATTCTTTCGAATAAGTTGAGGTGTATCCTATCTCTTTGTGGGAAAATCGCCTTTAGAGCGGTTAACTGCAAAGATAGAGGGAAGTGATCTGTTGCTGATGAGAGGTCAATAGAATGGACCTTACCATCTTGCCAAAGATGGGACTGAATGTGGGGAATTGCATGTGTTTGATCAAATGTGCAATCCCAGGGTAGTGTGCGGATTAACCGGTAAATCTCTTCGCCTAATGGACGGAGAGCTTCTTGGTGAATCCGTAGGGGAGAAGCTATTGATCTTAGCTTCCCACCAGGTTCTTGGAGGAAGTGAATTTCACCTCCATAAGGTACTACCTCTTGCCTCGGATGCGGGAAATTACGAGAATTTCTCCTCGAGTTTTCTGCAACCTGGTTAAGGTAGACCTTTCGCTCACCGATACCATACAACAGCGGTTCATACAACTGTTGGAAGTCTCGGTAAAGTTCCAGACCACTAGAAGTGTTAAATATCTGGAGATCTTCCAGAATGTTATCACTTTGTGGGGTGGACTTGCGACCAAATAACCTAGGTGCCCTCTTATCAGGAGAACCCTGATAAGTCACTAAAGGACGTGGTGCAGTTGCAACACGCCTTGTCGGAATTGTATCGCTGACAGTCTTGAAGAATTCCCTGTGAAAGGAATCATCAAGTCCATCAGATGTTTCAGAGGGGTTAATCGAAGAAAGGAACTTCTCTCTTTGACCTTGGGAAAGGTCAGGGAGGATGTAGAATGAGTAAGCCATAAAGGCCTGCACAGTTCTAGCAAAGTTCCTTTCAGACAATTTAGCCCAACGAAACAATGATCCGATTATACCGGCTATCTCTCCTCTGCGATTCTTACGAATCCAGGTTAGAGGTGGCAAATCGGTCTGTGCGCGGATTAGATCAACCTTAAGACTTTTCAGTCTTTGGATTGTCCATTCCACACCAGAACAATTCTCCCATTTACACAAGAAAGCCACGAATGGTTTAATAGTGTATTTGGGGATACCTATAACGTTAAGACGGTGCTCTACATTCCCCTGACATTGCTGAATTAACAGCATAGTGTCTACCTCCCTTTCTTGGGATACGACAATGTCTGGGGGACGGCGAGTCCCCTCTTAGTCTTAGGCTGGCTCAGTGCCAGAAGGTTTCTTTAATGTACCCAAGAACGCATAACAGTAATCCGATGGAACACCACCATCCTACTGTTTTGCACCGTTGCCTAGAGATCTCGTTTTGCCGCTTAAAGAACTCTTCAGTATCTTCAAGGCTGCACTTGTGTAATCTCTCCACTTCTCGGCCAAGATCATCATTGGTTACTTCAAGCTTGTCTTTCGCTTGTTTTGTAACCTCGAGCTGGGACTGTAATTCCTCGATGGTGGCAGTGAGTTCGGGCACTATACCCTGTACTTCCACTGGCCACGATCCAAGGTAATTACGGATCCCCATCTCTAGATTTGTACGGCGTTGACAATTCGTCAACCCGTGGATCTTCCCGAGGATGAAGAGGCACTCTTGCTGGTCATGAAAAGACTTGCAGAATTCCTTAACGACATCCGACAACTCAGGCGGTGGAGGAAACTTTGGTTTCCTTTCGTTCGGGTTCATTATTGAATCCCTC